CTTACATCAAAGTTGGCGTAAAAACGGGGGTTTCCCGTACTAGTAGCGTCTGGATTAAACGTTTGTACAAAATCGGGGTCTTTAAACTGCAAAAACTGGTGATCTCCACCTGAATCAACAAAAGAAAGCGAGAAAGGCGCTAGGAAATCAATAGGTACGGCTAAAAACCGATTCCCTAAAGTCATGGTTCCGCTTGCATTCTTTCTGAATAAGTTTAACTGTACACCTTTAAGTATTCTTTCTTCGGCTTGCCTTATGAAAAGAGGTAAGTTAGCCACAAAAGACGTTTCGTCATTCTCGGTGTAATCTTGAATAGCTTGTTTTAGCTGTGCGTAAGTAAAACTCATACGGTAACCGTCACTGTTCCAACTTGGCCAAACCCTTGTACGGGTCGTAGGTTAGGGGCAATAACTAGTGGCACCCCCACGTAAACATCTAAGGGTTCTACCCTTGCTGGGCGAGCGTTTCTAAGAGCCTGTGGGTCAGCAACACTTCGGAAGGGTCCTAGCTGGGGTTGTTTCGGCTCAAACTCGTCTGGACCGACCAAAAGACCGTTCCATTCCTTTCGCATCAATCGATAAGGATAACGAAACCCTGACCGATCAGACAGTGCCCACGCATTTTTACCAGACGCATACTTACTCATCAGCCTACCCTGTAGTAATCAAAGCTAGGGGCAACATTAAAGGAAGAACGATCCCTATCTTCTGTAGCCGCCCTGTCAAATTCTTCTTCGTATACCGCTTTTAGCATCTGAACACGGTTAGGGGCTCGTTTTAAAGCTAAGTAGTATGCCAATCCTGCCGCTAAACACGGGTAAAAACGGAAAGGTAACTCCATTGTGTTAGTAAAGGTATCAGCATCGTCCATCCTAGTCAGAGCATTGTAGTAGATAACATCAGTATTGTTATCAGGTACAGGCCAAACTTTTAAGGAGGGTGCAACCTGTCTATCCAAGAAGAATTGGTTAACTCGACCTGTAGTAGCTTTATTCGGTATAGTTAAAAACCCATCACGGCTCAACCTAAGTAGAGCGTAATCAGTCCCATCCCTCAATACAACTACCGACAGCATATCAATTACGTCAGCAGGTACTGGGTACACACTGGTCCCAGCCACCATCGTAATAGTGCGCTGCTTTATGGTCCATTGGTTTAAGCCTCGGTTAGCCCAATCCGCAAGTAAAAGGTTTAAAGACCTCTTTGCAGATTTCATGTCGTAACCTGTCCTAACCTCTAGACCGCAACGCTCGAACGCTTCTTCAACGTATTCGGCTACGTCTAGTTCAAAATCCCTGCTTCCAGATGTAGCCATACTATTTACCTACGCTTTTTGTGTTCTTTTTTTAACGGGTTTAGCCGTTTTAGCCGACGCTATAAACGCTTTTTTTGTTGGAGCACCTTTTGCTCCAACTTTGCGCATCTTCTCATTGGAACCTGCCGCAATCCGCTTTTTCTTAGCGTGAATATTGGCATAAAGACCTTTATTGGGCATGGGGTATACCTACTTCTTATTAGTGGCCATTCCGCCACCACGCATACGCTTAACAGGTTTCTTATTAGTTGCCATTCCACCGCCACGCATACGCTTAACAGGTTTCTTAGCTGCAGAACTAACTCTCTTTGGTTTCATCGCCATCTTTAAGCTTCCTATATAAAGTTTCTCTTAACTGATAAATATCATGGGCATCGTGGTCGGTGCCGTAAGTATCATAATATCCTTTTTTATTCAACTTGTCAGCCGCTTGTTGCAACTTAGATAATCGTTGAACAAATATCACAGCATAGGGTGTTTCTGCTGAAGTTATAAACTCCGCGTCTTGAACAAACTCGCTGGGATCATCGTCTGGGTGAAAACCCATTAACCAAATGTCTCGGTCGATAAACATACCGTCCGAAATAACTTGGTTTAATTGGTCTAAGTATTCGTGGAATTCATCTACATTTTTGGTGTTACCCAAGTCAGCAATAAGCGCAATATCTTGCTTATCATCCCACTGGGAGATACAGGAGTATAATGTTTGATGATTGTTTTCGTGGATGAAAAGAATAGCCACCCTGTCAGACATCCATGCCTTTTTAGCATACGGACAGGGGGGAATATTATTGAAGTAAGGGCTGGGTTTCTCTAAAATTTCCGAGGACCAAAGCCTAATATCTTTTACGATTTCTGCTTCTAACGGGTCACTAAAGAAAGCGGCTTCCATAGCTACGACAAAAACTTATGCACCATAGGTGCTATAATGATCAATACGGCTAGACCCCAAATCTTAAGGTCCAAAGCTTTCATAGAAATCTTTTGCTCCCCTAATTTTTCTTCAATTCGGTTATAGCGTAAGCTACACTCAGCTTGGTGCTTTTCTAGCAAGGCTAAAACGTCTGTTACTTTCATAGCTTCCATAACTTTTTTTAATTAAAGAACACTGTGGCACTAGAGATGTTGGTTAGTACAGCGAAACATCCCGCTGGAAACAACATGCCTTCGTCGGGAATATAGACATTATCGTCAACATTATCAACAAAATTCATAGTTAACAAAGTAGTACCGTTAGCGTCACCATTTTTAAGAACAAGTGTCGGAGTTGTTCCACCCTTGTAATGGATTGCTTTAACCCTAGTTCGGCCCGAAAAGACAGACCCAGAACTTGTTAAATGTGTTGCTCTTACATCAGACGCCATGACGCGATCCTCTCTTAATTTTAAAAAACAGTAACGAACTTAATGTGCGTTACTGTAAATAAACTACTTAAAATTATACTGGTGGAGTTAGATCACTAGCCTGTTGATACAAAACGGTAACTCGAATTTCTCCGTTGGTGGTTGCACCCGTAGAAGTCCAAGTTAAACGAAGGTCCCTGTCGCCAGTATCTGCCCACGCTAAAGTTCCACCTGCTTCAGTAGTGGGGTACTTACGGCCTGCGCCAGAAGCTACAGTGATTGAAAAGGTGTTTAAGAAGGTGGCGTTGCCATTTGTTGCATCACCGACACTAAACACACAAGTTGCTCCTGCCATAACCCCTACCACGTCAATAACGATGTCAATGATTTGAGATTTAGCGGGTATAACAACAGAAGTATTATTTGCGGCAGAAGCGCCTGCATCCAGAAGTACAAAAGTAGTAAAAGATTGTGCCATTACAACTTGGCCAGTATTTTTTACATCGTTACCTACGGTAGTTCCAGTCGTGTTTTTGATAGTACCAGCTAAAAGTGGTCCTGAAAAAGTAGTCTGACCCATGATAAATTCCTTACATGCAAGTTAGGGAGAATCTGTCTGCATATCGTCAGTCGGGTACTGTCAGATTCACCGAAATATTTCCCGATAAGTGTGATTATAACATACCATTGACTTACATTTGTTGTCAATCTCAAGACAAAAAAAGAGGACCGAAGTCCCCTTTTTAATACAACACGTTACCGTGAGGTTACGCTGCGCCGGGAGTACCGTAAACACAACGCCAATCGGATACACCGAATGAGTAACGCTCACGCGCTTTAAAGCGCATGTTGCCAGTATCAAAATCTCCTTCCATCGCTGTTTTAATAGACGAGCGGTTGAAGTTCTTGAAGCCGTTAGGTGCATCAGTTTTGATGAAGAAAGCATCAGTGTCAGTGAGGAAGTGGTTAACCACCGCACCATCTGGAAGCATTCCCATCGCTTTAGAAGCGTTAATATCGTTATCCGCAGTGCCAGAGCGCAAGTTCGAGTTAATAACTCGTTCTGCGATGAACTGAAGCTCTTTAGGTATAATAAGCTTCATGCCGCGAACTGCGATCTTTAGGCCACGTTCATCTGTCATACCAGCAACGTCAATCAACATCTGCTCCAACGAAGTCTCGTTGAGGTCGGCAGCAACTGCCAAGATGTTAGTTTGGTTACCAGAAAGAGACGGATGAGCCGCGGAACAAAGTGCTGCACCATCGCCAATCGCACTAACACCTGCCGTGAACGCATTGTTCAAGATCGCTGCTGCTTTGATTTGCTTAGTCTGGGCCATAGAGCGGGCCAGAGCTTTGGTGTAGCGCGATGCAAGACGATCATAAAGATTGTCTTCCACTGCTTCCTCAGTAATTGAGAATGCAAGCGCAATCGTTTCGTGGGTGTAACGAGCGGTGTAAGTTTCTTGAGCATCGTCAAAACTGATGGCTTGGCCTTCATTTTTAACAGGTGCGGTAGAGAAACCACCTAACATTACTTCTTCTTCAAAAGCTCGGTCCGAAGACTCTTCTTCAAAGATTTCAGAATGCTCGTTTTCGTAGCGATTATATTCAAGACCGAACAAGGCGTTTAGGCCGGGTTCAAGCTCTTTCGCTAGTTGTGCGCGAGAAATAGCCATGTCTTAGCCCTCCTTATACGCCCGTCGAAGTCGCAGTGGTCTGCGAGTCGAAGCGGCTTGTGGTTGCGTTGTGATGAGCGTTAATTCTGACGATGAAAGGTATACCAGCTTTAGTTACGTCGCTGTTACCTGCATCTTCTTGAATCCCAACAATACGTAGCGGCAAGTTCGCGGTAGTATTAATTGAAGCAACGTTCAAAGACGAATTGGAGTTTCCGTTTATAGTCGTACCAGTACGAGCGGAAGTTCCTAAAGAAGCATTTGCAAACACAGCAGCTTGTGCCGTAGCACGGTTAGTCAGTGTTGCATCGGATGCTACTTTAAATAACTGGTTAGGGTTGTCAGCAACGAAAGCTTTAACAGGATGATTGGTATCCACGCTTACAGAGCCAGAACCGGGCCAGTAACTGATCCAGATTGGTTTCTTAGAAACTGAATCAACATATTGTACGCCCATCAGGACACCAAGTGCGGGGGTAGTTCCCCCGTTTGTAGCTCCAGCTTGATCAATAACGCCCGTATTAAGTGGGACGCAAAGCGCATACTGAAATATCACATTGGTATTGTTGGAAGCGATTTCATACTGGGTTACACCAGTAGAATTAACACCGCTACCAACTAACCCGATAGGACGAAGACCATAGGCAGTAGTTGTATTAGCCATTAGTTTTTTCTCCTAAAGGGGCAGCCCGTATCATTTTTGTGGGCCGCCGAAAGTTACACGAGTTTGACGGTCAGGTTTACTAATCGTCATCGATGAATGTGCATTCTCTCTCATCATATCGTGGTCCACCGCGTCCATCTGATCTTTACTACGTCCTTTGAAGTAGTTAGTTCTTTCGGCTACAGTTTCGTCCGGGATTCGAGCGAGAAGCAGTCCGCCAACTCCAAACACACCTTCATATTTACCTGTTTCTACAGTCGGGGATTCAAAGTCTGGGTACTCGTCCTTACGGACTAGCTCATAACCCTCCCTTAATTTAGCACTAACGTTTTTTGTATCATCAAATCCTCGCGTTTCGGCGCGAATCCAACGATGCTTAAAACCATCAGGCGCAGGTGGTGCATCTAGCATAGACGGGGGAGCCCAAGGCTTACGGATCGCCTGTTTCTCCCGAGTTTTATTAGCGCGAGAAGTACGGTTAACAGCAGAACTACCTGTATTTTGTTGTTCAGTCATATCTATTACTCCTTCACGTATTTCGCATATTCTTCAAGCGGCACACCCAATTTCTTCGCTATCGCGACTTGGCTCGGGGTGAGTCGAACTTTTCTATTACTGCGCCCAGAGGGTGTTCTGGAAGCTCCAACGACCGTCTGAGCGGGGCGTTTATTGGGGCTGCTTGATCCGTTACCAAACTTATCAAGAACACGTCTATCTAGCTCAGTATAGTAGTCTTCGCCCTGTGGGTCAAACCCTTCTTCCTCAACAAGTTTTTTATGTATACCAAACGCCGCATACGTCATTGCTTCATCCGACCCGAACCAACTATTGCGTAAAGCC